AGCATGAATAAATTTACCAACCTGCTCGCATAAATTTTCCAATTTTTTACCCTGCCATCTGCAAGCCCCCGGCCACCCCCGGCGCCTAGCAGCTACCAGTTTTTGGTGCTAAAATCGGCCCATGCCAGATCTGAAGCAGCAATTGATCACCAAGGAGGAGCAGGAGGCGAACACCACCCTCGTCAAGACGCTCCACGCCCAACACCCCATCCACGGGGCCTTCGCCAACGTCTTCGCCAAGCTGGGCGGGGAAGAATTCCTGCTGGAGTGGGCCGAGGAGAACCCGGACAAGTTCCTGAGCATGCTGACCCGCATGACCCCGGCGCTGCAGCCCGGGGCGACCCACCAGGGCGACGTGAAAATCCGGGTGGACAACGCGATTGGAACCTCTGACCTTGACAAGTAACGCCCCCGGGCTGTTTGACGACACGCGGGAACTCCCTTACGTCCCCCGCCCGGCGTTTGTGCCGTTCCACCAGCGCAGCAAACGCTGGTCCGTCATGGTCTGCCACCGCCGCGCCGGCAAAACGGTCGCCTGCGTCCACGAACTGGTGATCCGCGCGCTCTACACCAAGCAGAAAAACGCGAAATACGCCTACGTCGGGCCGTTTCGGCAGCAAACCAAGGAAGTGGCGTGGGAATACCTCAAAAACGCCACAGACGGCATCCGGCAGGGGCCGCCCCGGGAGTCTGAGCTGCGCGTCAAGCTGCCCAACGGCGCCACGATCACGCTGTACGGCGCCGATAACCCCGACAACCTGCGGGGGCTGTTCTTTGACGGGGTGATTCTGGACGAATTCGCCGATATCCGCCCCTCGCTGCTCGGTGAGGTCATCCTGCCGACGCTGGCCGACCGGAAAGGCTGGCTGGCGATCATCGGGACGGCCAAGGGCCGCGGGCAGTTCCGCGATATCTACAACCGCTCCAAGATCGACGATGACTGGTTCGGGTTCATGCTCAAGGCGAGCCAGTCCGGCATCATCGATGACGAGGAACTGGCCCAAATGCGGGCGAACATGGGCGAGGACGCCTACCGGCAGGAAATGGAGTGCGATTTCGACGCGGCGATACAGGGCGCGTACTACGCACACCTGATCAACCTGCTGGAAGAGAGCGGGCGGATCAAGGTGGACCCGGATTTGTACGACCCGGAGCAGAAAGTGCATGTGGCCGCCGATATCGGGCGTTCGGACAGCACCGCGTTCTGGTTCTGGCAGCCGCGGCTGGACGGGTACGCGATTATCGACCACTACCGGGCGCACGGGGAGGATATCGAACACTACCTGGAGATGCTGACCAGCCGGGGGTACGACTACGAGGAAATCTGGCTGCCGTGGGACGCCCGGGCCAAGACGCTGGCGACCAAACGCTCCGTGGTGGAGCAGTTCTACGAGCCGCACCTGGCCGCGCCGCACCTGTTCCCGAAAAAGTTCAAGCTGCCGATCAAGATCGCGCCGAAACTGGACGTGAACGACGGCATCGCGGCGGTGCGGACGATTCTGCCGCAATGCTACTTCGACATGGCGAAAACCGTGGACGGGATCGACTCGCTGCGGTCGTACCAGCGCACATTCAACGAAAAGACAATGGCGTACTCGGACAAGCCCCTGCACAACTGGGCGAGCGACGATTCGGACGCCTTTCGCTATCTGGCGTTAGTCTGTAAACTTGCCAGAGAAGAAAAACAGCAGCCGGTCGCTGATATTGCGTTCGACCGACCTAAAATTCAGCTCGCACCCCTCTGGGAGGAGCGAGAACGAGCCAGCAGGTTCAATAAACTGAGGATATGACCGTGGAGCTAGCAGAGGTCGAGGTTAACGAGGCGCCCAAGCCCGATAAACGCCTGAAAGCCAAATTCTGGCAGGGCGAACTGAAAGCCAGCGACAAGATGCTGGAGAAGTGGCACAAGCAGGGCAACAAGATCAACAAACGGTATCTGGACGACCGCGAGCGCGTCCACGACACCGACCGGAGCGGCCACGGCGGCGCTTTCAAGCTCAACCTGTTCCACGCCAACGTCCTGACGCTGGAGGCGATGTTGTACGGCTCGCTGCCCAAGATCGACGTGTCGCGCAAGAATCAGGACGCCAACGACGACGCGGCCCGGGTGGCCTCCGAGATGATGGAGCGCCTACTGAACCTGGACATGCAGAACAACGCCGCTGACTGGGACTCGGTGCTGCGCTCGACGCTGCAGGACCGGCTGCTGCCGGGGCTGGGCGTCGCCAAGGTGCGCTACGAGTTTGAGGAGGAGCAGGTCGAGGTAGCCGCGGTGGTAGACGCCGGGGGCTTTGTCATGCAGGAGGCGTACACCGACAGCCGTATCGTCAAGGAAGAGGCGCCGGTGGATTACTTTCACTGGCAGGACGTGCGCTGGGGCTGGGGGCGGTCATTTGCTGACCTGCCGTGGATCGCGTTCCGGTCGTACCTGACCAAGGACAAGGCTTACGCGCGGTTTGGCGAGGATATCTGCAAGCAGATGGAGTTCAAGACCCTGAAAGTCGCCAGCGCCGATGACGAGGAGAATGACCCCGATGAGGATTCGCCGTGGCAGATGGCTGAAGTCTGGGAGATATGGGACAAGGAAACCAAAAAGGTTATCTGGTATTCCCCGGGCGTAGCGCGCACCCTGGACAAGAAAGACGACCCGCTGGGGCTGACGCACTTCTTCCCGTGCGCGCCGTTTATGATCGCCAACGCGACCACCAGCCTGTACAAGCCCACCCCGGACTACTATCTGAGTCAGGATCTGTATAACGAGGTGGACCGGCTGCAAACCCGCATCGCCATCATCACCAAGGCCGTCAAGGTCGTGGGGGTGTACGACGCCTCCGCTGAAGGCGTGGAGCGGATGTTTCAGGAAGGGGTCGATAACGACCTTATCCCGGTCGATAACTGGGCCATGCTGGGCGAGAAGGGCGGCCTGCAGGGCGTCATTGACTGGTTCCCGATAGCAGACGTGGTCAGCTCGCTGGACAAGCTCAGGGCGCTGCGTGACGAGACTATGGGCCTGCTGCAGCAGATCACCGGCATGGCTGACGTGATGCAGGGCAGCGTGAACCCCTACGAGGGCGTGGGGCAGACCCAGATCAAGGCGCAATTTGGCTCAGTGCGGGTGCAGTCGCTACAAGACCAGTTCGCCACGTTCGCGGCTGACACCATGCAGATCAAGGCCGAGGTCATCTGCAAGCATTTTGAGCCGGAGAGCATCATCAAGATGTCCGGCATGGAGTACAGTTTCGATCAGCAGCTGCTTATGCCGGCGGTAGAGCTGCTCAAGCAGCCTGACATGGCGCGCATCCGTATCCAGATACGGCCCGAGACAATGGCGATGATTGACCACGCCAAGCTGAAGGTCGAGCGCAGTGAGTTCATCAACGCGATGGCGACGTTCCTGCAGTCCGCCACGCCGCTGGTGGAGAGAGAGCCGGCTACCACGCCGTTCCTGTTGCAGATGCTGCAGTGGGGCCTGGCGGGCTTCAAAGGCTCTCAGGAGATCGAAGGCGTCATGGATCAGGCCATCAAGGCCGCTACCGAGGCCGCGCAGCAGCCCAAAGAGGACGAGGCCCAGAAAGCCGAGCAGGCCAAGCAGCAGGCCGAGTTGGCGAAGATACAGGCCAAGGCGCAAGCCGATATGCAGCTCCGCCAGCAGGACATGCAGGCCGATATCCAGACCGCGCGGGCCGCGCACCAGGCCAAGATGGCCGAGATTGCTGCCAGCTCGCAGGCTAAACTGCAGGAGATCCAGAGCAAGATGAGGGCTGACCTGCAGGTCGAGCAGGCGGAAACCGAGGCCAACATCGCCCAGAATCAGGCGACTGCCCAGAATGAGATCATGAAGGACGCGGTCGCCGCCGAGTTGGAGATGGAAACCAAGGCCCGGGAGTCTGAGCTGAAGCTGAACGAGATGACGACGCAGTCCTTGTCCAAGATCGACGAGATGGCGCTACAAAGCACCCTGAGTCAGATTGAGATGGAAGGGCAGGCTGAAGAAGGCGAGGACGACGACTGATGCCTCGCTGGATACAACACCCCGAAACAGGAAAGCTGATCCCCGCCGAGGAGTACGTCCGCCCTCGCGCCAAGAGCGCCTATGTGATGGAGGACGTGAAACCGTTTGTGTCCCCCGTGGACGGTACGGTCATCTCTTCCAGACCTCATCTGGAAGCGCATAACCGCCGCCACGGGGTGACCAACTCCGCGGATTACTCCAAAGAGTACCTGAAAAGCCGCGCCGACCAGCGCGTCAAGCAACAAGCCCGTGAGGGTAAACAAGAACGGGTCAATCTGATCCGCAACGCC